CACCCATAGTCGGGACCAATGCAATCGCAAGCTGTTGTGCCGCATACTGACCTATCAAGCCAAGCCGACCGATACGGTCATTCGCCTGCTCGATTGCAGCGCTGTCAACCTTGCTGACCTCCAGACCATAGTCCTTTGCGTCTTTGCGGGCCTGCCGGAAAGCTTCTCCGCCGCCAAGCACGGCCAGAACCATTTCACGGTTTCGAATGCCAAGTCCCTGCAACACGACAGACGCTTGCCCCGCATCAAGCCCCAGCTTTTGAATCTGATCAGCAATCAGCGCAATCTTTTGGTCTGCCTCAAGACCGGCAAGGTCGCCCGCCGATATTCCTAGCTTCTTTAGGGACTCCGCCGCGCCCTTGCTTCCCTTAGCAATCTCGCGGTCCATCGTCTGTACATCATTGGTCAGCGATGAAAGGCTTACACCGGCCTCGCCAGCGGCCAACTCAAGCGCACGAAATCCACCGATAGAGGTCCCCAGCCGCCGTGATGCCTTTGCCGCCCTATCAATATCATTTGCGCCCTTGATCGCAAATGCCGATATGGCGGTGCCTAAAGCAAGGGCGACCGCAGAAGCAGCGACAAACTGGGCCTTCATAGCCTTGAGGGGCGATTGAACGCGCCGCGCGCCGCTTTCGAAATTGGCCGAATCCAAGCCCAAATTAACGCGGAGACTGCCGATCACACTGGACATATTTAGTGGCTCCTTGCCAGTGCGCGGTCGATCTTATCCCATGCAGTGATGCACTCGATAATCTCGGCCCGCTTGTCTACTTTCGCGCCGACAAATTCTTTTAGTGTCGGTGGCTTTTCAAGTCGGCCCATCATTGATGTGTACCAAACCTCGGCGCGGCGCTCTTGCATACGCAGCGCCGCGCCTTCTAACTCCAGCGCAAACAGGCGCGGCGTAATATCCCAAAACCGCGCCGGATCGAAACCCGCCGCGATGTAGCTTTTCAGAAGGTCCGCAATATCTAAGCCGCTGCCTTCTTCGGGCGGCTCTTGACGTTTCCCGATAATGGCTTTGCGTCTGGGAAGCTGGCCTGCATCAACTGTGGCAGCGCCTCAGCATTTTCCGCGATAATGTCATCAGCAGTCCAGCGGTCCGCATCAGGGTGAAACCGCTGCAATGCGCCTAGAAACAAGTCCGTCACGATGCTAAGATCAGGCACCCAAGCGTCTCCAGCGCCAGTCGGTGCCTCAAGTTGTCCGAGAACGTCCTGCCCATGCTTTGCTTGCAGATCCGCCAAAACGCTCATGCCGACAAACAGCGTATATTCATCGCCGTTCGCCTGCACCTTCATGCTGCCGCGAATATCGCTCATGCGATTGTCCGCTCGTCAGTGTCTTGGCGGTCGAGGATCTTGATTGCCAAAGTTGCCATAGACTTCTCGCCAACCGTTCCGGTCGGGATAAAGCTGTTCACATAGCCGCGATAAGTGCGCCGCGCTGCCGTGCCTGCCGGGTCTATGTTGAACTCGAACAGCACATCTTCCTTTTCGCCAGATGCTGTCAGGGCGGCCAGCGTTTCCAGAAGAATGTCGCCCGGATCTTCGGACCAGAGCTGCTTGTCCTGCGACCAATCAGCAACAGGCAGAAGGCCGGGGATAGTCTCCCGCGTGCGGCCCGGTGACTGCATGTGCGTCACGTCAATATCTTCGGGAACCTGATCTGGAAACGGCAGGTTTTCAAACCCAAAAATCTGCGTGAATGTTGTAGTCTCGGCCACAGTGCGACCGATCCAAAGTTCCCAATCGTAGGCAACATTGCCCGCAAATGCTTTTTGTGCCATTAAATCGGCCTCCATGTGATGTTAAAGTCTAGCCCTGTCCGATATGGACGTTCGGCCTCGTTGGTGCCGCCCTCCCGCGTGTCGCGGCTGGACGTGTGGTTGATGAAAAGAAACCCGCCGCCGCGATAGGCGTGCAAAGCGGCGATTACAGCCTTGCCAGCGCCTTTTGCTGCCCCGTAGGTCATGCCGTAGCAATCGACCTGTACACGGCCCTCATATGGGCCTGTGCCGTTCATGTGCAGCCCTTCAAAGCCTGATGCCAACGTCAGGACAATCGCAGGGAGTGGCGTGCCTTGCGGGTGCGTTCCCCATTCGACACGCTGGCCTACCTGTGCGGTGATAGCTGTGTTCGCGCGCATCATGGCACGTAGTTCTTGCTCCATAGCCTAACCCCTAGCCGCGCGTGCCGCTTTTGCGTCTGCGCGAATGATTGATTTCTCCAACTCTGACCACAATTCGGACTTGAGCCGCTCCAGCATTGCCATTTTATCCTGCTCCCACGCGGGGCGCATAAATGGCTGTGCTGCGATACCGGGGTTTTGTGTGCCTGCGTACTGCCCGCCGTTGATAAATGGCGATGTGCCGAACTCTGTGAAAATCGCCTGTGCCAATGGGCCAGCGCCGACAAATCCCTCAACCGACGCCTTGTCATTGCGGAACATCTTGCGGTGTGCCTTCTTTTGGCTTCGGCTCAACACCGTGCCATACTTGATAGACGCCTTCAGGTCGAAGCCACCCGTAGACGCATCATCAGGAGCAAGTGATTTAGCAATTGCCGCCATCGGCTCCGCTGCTGTTTTCAGTGAACGGCGCAAAACGCCTTTGCCCGCCGATTTCGATAGCTTTTCAAGTTGGCGCTCCAATTCCTTGAAGCCTTCGACCTTCATCGTGACGCTAGTCATCGACGCGGGCGCCTGCCGTTAATTCAAGCTGCCAGTTGCGCCCGATTTCCTTGATGCCGAAAATCTCAAACGTCTCGTCCTTGTACTTGATCCGGTCCTTTGGTGTCAGGCCGCGCGTGAAGTTAGACGAGCGCACCACAAAGCGGCTTGTCAGGCTTGCCGACACTTCGCCAGCACGCATCCGCTCCCCATCGCTAACGTCCGTTTTAGACGCATAGACCGCGCCGCCGTGTGCCGCCCATGTCTCCACCGATTGATACCCATCATCCGTGACCGTGAAACGCTCAAACGATATGCGCCGGTCTAGCTTGCCTGCGGTCATCCGTACCACCCGACACGCTCAACACCCAAAAGCGCAGAAACCGCCATTGGCAATTCGCTATAGCTGCCCTCAACAACAGCCTCTCGGTGCTCGTACCAGTGCGCAATCGTTAAAAGAATCGCGTGGCGAAGGCTCGCAGGAACATCTGCCGCCGTGTCGCCATATCCGGCAACATATGTGATCTTAATCGCATCATTACGAATGTAGGCAGGTGGCCACACAAAATCCTTTTTCGGCTTTAAGCACACGAAGTCACCATCTAGGCGAACCTCAAAATCTGTCAGCGGTGCCGTCTGGATTTCGTTGCCTGCATCATAATACTCAACCGCAGTCAGGCTTTGGAACGGTCCAACATTCAGGCGCACCCATCCCGGCGATTGTGATACCCACTGCGACCAAGATTGTGTAATCATTGCGCGGCCAAGAACACCATCACCGTCAAAATGTGAAACTGCTGCGCCGATCATGGCCGAGATGCCTGCGTCCTCATCATCGTGATCCACGCGCAAGTGTGCCTTGGCCTCTGCAAGCGTCACAGGATCAACGAGCGGCGCAGCTGTGCGCTTCGTGGTCACTTTGTGGCCTTCTCGGCCTTGGAGCGTTTCACGGCCTTATCTGGTGCCTTTTCAGCACGCACGACAATGGCCTGCTCGGCTTCAATCATGCGGATGGCCTCTGCATCATCAACCTCGATCACGTCGCCGCGATTTTGTGCGCCTGTGGCTGTGGCCCGCGCCTGTAGCAATTCAATTTTCATGGTGTGTCCTCCATCGGTTTAGTGAGGCGGCAAGTTTCCCTGCCGCCCTTAAAAGCCGATTAGGCTGTGATAAGGTGCTTGACCGCTGCGGTGTCTGCGAGTTCGCCGTCGAAGCGGATATAGCCAGCGACACCGAATCCGGGCCAAAAGTCCTTGTCCTGCAATGCGCCGATAAGAGGTGCGCCAACTTTGCGCACGTAATACTTGCCGAAGTCACCGAAAAGCATGACCTTTGCACCAGTCGCCAGCGATGCCATCGCTTGGTTGACGCGGTAGCTGTAGCCAAGCAACGAACCGGGCTGGCCTTGCTGGACGTTACCCATCTGCCAGAGGTAGTTGCCATCACCGTCTTTCAGCTTGCGGATCGCCGCCAGCGTCGAGTCGTTGAACATGAACTGAACCTTTGGCCCCATGCGATACGCAGGGTCAATGGAATGAACCAGATCAATGATTTCGTCTCCGGTAATCGCCGCCGTGCCTGTCGCGGTTTTGCCCAGCGTCGAAGCCGTTACAATGCCGTTTGGTGCCGACGAACCGCCGCCGGTAGTCAGTTGCAGGTTAGCAATCCGGCCCAGACGTTCGCCAAGCAGATCGCCAAGAACCTGCTCCATCGCCATGATGGAATCGTCAGCCAGCTCTTTCGAGACGCGCAGCCATTCGGTGTCATAGGCGAACGCCTCCAGCACCTTCTGACCGAACGTAACGTCCTTGCCGCCGTCGTCTGTCAGTGTCACGCCCTGACCGGCGCTTGCGCCAGCAGCTACAGCCGTATCATTGACCGTTGGCATGGTGATCTGACCGCCGCCCGAAGTTGTCAGCACGGTTGCCACGTCCTCAGAGTACATTGGACCCCAAGCCAACATAGAATTGACGAGAATATCCATCAACTCAGTTGGCACCGTGTAGCCACCAGCCGAAACCGCAGTCGTTTGCGCACGCTGTTCTACATTGGTGTACCCACGCGACAGAACCGAACGCGCCTCGCTATCCATAGCACCCATCTGGCCCTCTGCGCGCAAATAGGCGTGGAAGGCGGTACGGTAGTCCATATCGCCGCCCTGGCGAGCCTCGGCAGGCTCGTTGCCGGGGCGCTTGGATTCGCGCGCTTGGCGCTCTTCCATTTCGCGGGCTTCTTCAGCGCGCTTTTCAGCGGCCTCCAATTT